AAGTTGTGGAATTCTGGCTTGGATTCAGACAAAGAAATTGCTCGCAAGCAAAAGCGCCGCCTGAAATACGTTGCTAACGTTTACGTTATTAAAGATTCTGGTAATGCAGATAACGAAGGCAAAGTATTCATGTTTTCCTTCGGCAAAAAAATCTTCGACAAACTTAACGATCTAATGAATCCACAGTTTGAAGATGAAGCACCGGTCAACCCGTTTGATCTTTGGGAAGGTGCTAACTTCCGTTTGAAAATCCGTCAATTCGAAGGATACCCAAACTACGATAAATCTGAATTTGATGCACCGGGTCCTTTGTCTGATGACGAAGCAGAACTCGAACGTATTTACAACTCAGAGCATGCATTGCAAGAATTGATTGATCCTAAGAACTTTAAGTCTTACAATGAGTTGAAAGCAAAACTTTACCGTGTTCTTGCTCTTGATGAAGAAGCTAGTGCTCCTTCTAAAGCAGCAGATGACAACGAGTTTGATCTAAGCAGCATGGGTAATTCAGAAAAGGCTGCTCCAACTCCTACTTTAAAAGAAGCAAAATCTACTTCTAAGAAACCTGTTATGACAGATGACGACGATGACGATCTTTCTATCTTTCAGGAACTAGCTAATGGCTAAAAAACCTCATGAAGAGGTTTTAGATTATGACTTTGGTTTCAGCTTCATCGACGAAGAACTTCAAGAAAAAGAAGCTGAGGCCAAAGAAACTATTCAAAAAGTCAGTAGCGAAAAAGAGACGTTAAAAGAAAAATTAACAGACACTCAAGTAACTATTGACGATTTAGAATATCGTCTAAATCTTCTATACAAATCCATTACGCCATTCTTAGACAACTTGTGTAAGAACCCAGATAAATCAACAATTTTCTGGCCTGATCGAGTTAAAAAGATTGAGGCGTATAAAAGTAAATTGCTTTCAATTGTAGAAGGAAAATAATTATGAGTCTATTAGACAAGCTAGTGAAGAACAGTACAATTAAGTTAACTGCTCAACTTTCTAAATCCAAAGTTTTCGGTAAGAAAGATATGGCACCAACACAAGTACCAATGATTAACGTCGCGTTATCTGGTAGAATTGATGGTGGTGTTGTACCTGGATTGCTCGTTCTTGCAGGTCCATCTAAGCACTTTAAATCGGCATTCGCGTTGTTGATGGCAGGCGCTTATATGCAACGAAATCCAGAAGCAATTCTTTTGTTTTATGATGCAGAATTTGGTACGCCTCAAGCGTACTTTGATTCATTTGGTATTGACGTAAACCGTGTTGTACACACACCAATTGTTAATGTTGAAGAACTTAAGTTCGATATTACTCAACAACTTGACAAAATCGAAAAAGGCGATAAAGTTATTATCGTTATCGATTCTATTGGTAACCTTGCTTCTAAGAAAGAAGCTGAAGATGCTCTTGAAGGTAAATCAGTAGCTGACATGACTCGTGCTAAAGCACTTAAGTCTTTGTTCCGTATTGTTACTCCGCATCTTAACCTTAAAGATATTCCTCTCATTGCAGTTAACCACACTTATAAAGAGATTGGTTTATTTCCTAAGGATGTCGTGTCCGGCGGTACGGGTATCTATTATTCAGCAGATTGCATCTGGATTATCGGTCGTCAGCAAGATAAAGTTGGTACAGAAATTCAAGGCTATCACTTCATTATCAACATTGAAAAATCTCGTTATGTTAAAGAGAAATCAAAGATTCCGATTAGTGTAAGCTATGAAGGTGGTATTGTTAAATGGTCTGGTTTGATGGATATTGCTGAAGCAGGTGGTTACCTTCGTAAACCAAAAGCTGGTTGGTATGAAGCAGTTAATCCTGCAACTGGCGAAATCTTGTCAGAAAAATCTCTTCGTGCAAAAGATGTTAATGATAACAAAGACTTTTGGATGATGATGTTTGAGAAGACTGATATTACAACTTATATTAAAGATAAGTTTACAGTTGGTGCATCTGGTAGTATTATGCGTGATGATTCAGAACGTGTTAGTACTATTGATGAAGATTATGAAGATGAAGACGAGTGATCAACTGTTGACAGTATTTGTAATGTATGTTATTATATAAGATAACATTGAATGTGTTGGCAGCTTCGGCTGCCAATTCTAATTTAGAACACGGAAATATCAAATGATTGAAAAAACAGTATTATCAAATCTCGTACTCAACGATACATTTTACCGCAAAGTATATCCATACATTAAAGCAGATTACTTTGACGATGGTTCACTAAGAAAAATCTTTGATACATATTCATCATACGTCGAAGAATACAAAGCACCGCCTTCTATTGAAGCGCTTAAGCTTTCTCTAGATAAACGTAAAGACCTTAACGAAGAGTCTTACAAAAATATTATGTCTGAAGTTGATAGCTTAGCTACAGACTCATCAACAAATATAGATTTCCTTGTATCAGAAACAGAAAAGTTTTGCCAAGATAAAGATCTATTCAACTCAATTCGCAAAGCTATTTTGATTATGGACGGTCAAGATAAAGAAAACGATAAAGGCTCTATTCCAGAGTTGCTTGCTGCTTCTCTGGGTATTAGCTTTGACAGCTCGGTAGGCCACGACTTTATTGAAGATGCTGAATCGCGTTATGATTTCTATCACCGCAAAGAAGAACGTATTCCATTTGATATTGATATTCTAAACAAGATTACTAAAGGTGGCTTACCTCGTAAATCTATGACTGTGCTGCTTGCAACAACTGGCGGTGGTAAGTCTCTATTGAAATGCCACTTTGCAGCAAATGCTCTTATGCAAGGTTTGAATGTTGTTTACATTACAATGGAAATGGCAGAAGAACGTATTGCTGAGCGTATTGACGCTAATATGATGGATGTAACTCTTGACGAGTTAAAGCTGTTGCCGCGTGATGTTTACGCTAAACGTATTGAACGTATTAGATCAAAGACTAAAGGTAAGCTTGTTATCAAAGAATACCCAACTGGTTCAGCTCATGCTGGTCACTTCAGACATTTGCTTAATGAACTGAAAATGAAACAAGGCTTTAAGCCTGATATTGTTTGTATCGATTACCTGAATATCTGTGCTTCATCTCGTGTTAAAGGTGCTGCAGCCGCAAACAGTTACACTCTTGTTAAGTCTATTGCAGAAGAAATTCGTGGTTTAGCTATGGAATATAACTGTGCAGTTATTACATCTTCACAGTTTAACCGTGATGGTTATGGAAACTCTGACGTTGATCTTACGAATACTTCTGAGTCTATGGGTATCACTCATACTGCCGATTGTATTCTTGGTTTAATTACTACTGAAGAACTTGATGGTCTTGGCCAGCTAATGCTTAAACAATTAAAAAATCGCTGGGGCGATATTAGTTTTTATCGTAGATTTGTTGTCGGTATTAATCGAGCTAAAATGCAAATCTATGAGCTTGAAGAAACTGCTCAACGAGGCATGACAGGTAATAGTGCTGCTAATACAGCATCATTCAGTAATTCGTCAAGAGATGATGATACTTTGCCATTCGACAAAACTGCATTTGGTCAAGGAAGTAAGAAGACATTGTTCTCAGCTGGTGGCATTTCTTAATATATAAATAAAGAAAAACCAACCAACTGAAAGAAAATGAAATCCTTTAAAGACTTTATTGGTGAAGAACTGGAGTTGCTTCTTATGAGCGTCGCGTCAGATAAGTATGAAAAAGATGTTGCAGATCAATTAAAAGATTTGGGCTATGATGCCTCAAGACCAAAGGTAGATTCTACTTATTCTGACGTTCTTGTTAAACACAAGGGTAAAAACGTGTGGATTGAAGTAAAAATGAACCATACAGACAACCTTGGAAATACTCGAGCTTCATATGATGGCAAAAAATGGTTTTCATCACTAGAAAAAAGTGGCCCATTTGCAGGAAAACAAGGACCGTTAAAAGTTTATATAGCAAAAATGCTTGATAAGCATGCTGATAAATTCGTAAAAGATATATTAAAAGCTACAGGAAAAACTAAGCTAAATACAAACGTTGGTCCTCAAAAAACTGATAAAGATACTGTAAATCATGCTGAAATGAAAGCTTACATGAGCAAGCAAGCTGATCAGTATATTGTAACAGTACCAAACCAAGATTTAGGTAAAGTTGTTAGAGACCACTACGCTGGCGGCGGAAAAGCAGAACCAGTTTATTATCTACAAGCTGATGACGATTTTTATAGACTTAGCAATGAGGATCCTCTTGGTATTGCAGCAGACGTTCCTATGTTTGGTGGTAAAGGCGATTTTAGAATGCGAGTTGGTATTCGTACAAGCCAATATGAAATTCAACCAGAAGTTAAAGTAAAAACTATGGCTAATAGTCCGTACTCTCTTAAACCTGGAACTACAAAGAAAAACCCGTTCACACACCAGCGAGTTAGAAAAGTGTAATGTTATCATTTAAAAGTTACTTAGTTGAGTCTAAGAACACTCACATGGAGCACCTCGAGGATAACATCCTTAATGCAGGTGTAGATGGAACTCGTGATTCTATTAACTTCCTGCGCGCGCTACGCGACATGCTTGCTGGTACTGCAAAATCAAAAGTAAACGTTACTGTTAAATGGGATGGCGCACCAGCTGTATTTGCTGGCATTGATCCATCAGATGGTAAGTTCTTTGTTGCTAAAAAGGGTATCTTTAATAAAAACCCAAAGGTATATAAAACATCAGCTGATGTAGATGCTGATACTTCCGGTGATTTGAATACAAAATTAAAACTAGCGCTAGCTGAGTTACCAAAACTTGGCATTAAAGGCGTAGTACAAGGTGACTTTCTATATGCTAAAGAAGATCTTAAAGTGGTGGACATTGAAGGTGAACCACATATTACTTTCCATCCTAATACGATTGTTTATGCGGTACCTAAGAACTCAAAACTCGGTGCGGAAATACTCGGATCCAAAATCGGAGTGGTCTGGCACACTACATACCGAGGATCAAGTTTTGAAGAAATGTCTGCAAGCTTTGGAGAGGAGATTGCTTCTGGCCTCAAGAAAGTAAAAGGCGTTTGGTCGGTAGATGCATTATATAGAGATGTATCTGGCACAGCAAACTTTACAGCATCAGAAACTAAAGAAGTAACAGACATTCTTTCTCGAGCTGGAAAATTATTCAATACCATTAAAAAAGAAACATTTAATGGTATTTCAGACAACGAAGATACTCTAGTAAAAGTAAAAACATTTGTTAATTCTAAAATTCGTCAAGGCGAAAGAATTAAAAATACAAAAACGTTTGTAAGAGATCTAGAAAAATACATTGCAGATTATTACGATGCAGAAGCAAATAAGCTTAAGACCGATAAAGGTAAAGCTAGTAAGATTGCAAAAAGAGATTCTACTTTAGAATATTTCAAAAAAACTCCGCCTGCACAAATTGTAGCTATGTTTGATTTGTATAATTTGATTATTGACGCAAAGCTTATGATTATTGGCAAGCTAGATAAAGCAAAAACTATTGGTACATTCCTAAAGACCGCTGACGGATATCAAGTAACAGAACAAGAAGGATTCGTTGCTATCGATAAGATGGGCAAAAACGCTGTTAAACTTGTAGATAGATTGGGATTTAGTAATGCTAACTTCTCAGACAAATATATCAAAGGATGGCAACGCTAATGGCTCAATTTAATAAAAACAATCACCTCTATTTAGAAAATAATAAATCTCTTTTCGAAGTAGTAATGCTTGCAGACCAATATGGAAACAATGTTGGTCCAGCAAATCCATCAGGAATGGCTGTTGATGCTTTTGGACGAGCAAGAGTTTCAACACCACTTACAATGTTTGATTCTTCGCATCGTTATAGAGATAACGGTCTATGGGACACGGCTGTTGTTGGTGGCGGAACAGCTTCTTTTTCTGCAAACGAAGGTCTTGTAAATCTTGTTGTTGATACTGCTGCAAACTCTGAAGTAATAAGAGAGACATCTATGGTGTTTTCTTACCAACCAGGTAAATCGTTGCAAACATTTAGTACGTTTGTGATGAACACGGCAAAGGAAGGTCTTCGCCAAAGAGTTGGATATTTTGGTGCACAAAACGGCATATACCTAGAACTTGATGGAAGTGACTTATATTTCGTAAGAAGATCTTACAATAGTGGAGTTGCTGTTGATACTAGAATTCACAAGAACGACTGGAACATGGATTCTTTAGATGGTGCTGGACCATCTGGACTTACTCTTGATATATCTAAAGCGCATATTTTGTTCATCGACATAGAATGGTTAGGTGTAGGATCTGTCAGATGTGGGTTTGTAATAAATGGCGAATTTATACATGCTCACAGTTTTCATCATGCAAACAGTATTACGTCAACATACATGACAACTGCTTCGCTTCCACTTCGTTATGAGATAAAAAATAATAGCGCGACAGGTTCATCAAGTACTCTTAAACAAATATGCTCTACGGTTATATCTGAAGGCGGTTACGAACTTAGAGGTACTCAACGAGCTGTCGGCACCGCTATTACAGCACCAAAATCTTTAGCAACCGCTGGAACATATTATCCTGTTGTATCAATCAGACTTAAATCTACTGCATTAGACGCAGTTGTTATTCCAACTGCAGTAGCAGTAATGGGTGTAGCCACGGGTATATACTCATGGAGAATTATTGAAGGCGCAACCGTTACAACAGGTTCTTGGTCAGACCCAGGAGCAGATTCTTCAATTGAATACACCCTTGCCGGAACTGCTGTTTCAGGTGGAAAAATATTAGCTAGCGGATATTTTACATCTAATACACAAGACGCACCCGCTATAAATATTTTTAGAGATGCTCTGTTTAAGTTTCAATTAAGAAGAAATGGATTAGCAGGTACACCTGTATCTCTAACGCTTGCGGTATCAGCATCAACTAATACTGAAGTAGTTCACGGTTCAATGGACTGGGAAGAAGTAACAAGATAAGATGTTTATAAATGAGTTATAAATAAAAGGACGGCTTCGGCTGTCCTTTTTGTTTACTAAAATAGGATTAATATTATGGGAATGATTAAAGACCGCGGGCATGACGGCGGAAATACGTATAGATGGTCTACATTAGAACGGTTTGTAAAAGAAAACAACTGGACCATTGGCGCCGAACTTGGTGTATGGTATGGTGAAACTTTTAAACATCTAGTTAATAATTGTCAAAATCTTCGTTTGTTTGGTGTTGACTTATATGCACAGCAAGAATCAAACGGCGGGCCACAAAAATATATTCCAGGTGAAGATGGTCTTGCGTGGGAGCATGAAAGATATTATGCAGATGTAAAAGCATTTTGTGATACTACAAATGGAAGAGCAACTATTTACCGTGGATTTACGAATGACGCGTCAAAGCTAATTGAAGATGAAAGCTTAGATTTCGTATTCATAGATGCAGATCATTCATTTGAAGGTGTAGATGCAGACATTATACATTGGATGCCAAAAGTTAAAAAAGGTGGATACGTAATTGGTCACGATATACATTGGCCAACAGTAAAATCTGCAGTAGAAAAACATTTTGGTCAAGATTACAAAAAAGAACAAGATTTTATTTGGTATGTGGTGAAATAATGAATAATCAATTAGCTATGAGAAAAGTAAACATAGAAGGTGTAGATCAGCTTCTATGGCCAATTCGAGATTTTAATGCATTTCATTGGCCACTCCAAGATTGGATTCGTGACCGTGAATCATTTCTTAAATATGTAAAAGCTCGAGATGTGGTTGTACAAGCCGGTGGATGCTGTGGCATGTATCCAAGATTCTACAAAAATCATTTTGATAGAGTATATACATTTGAACCAGATCCAGTTAACTATTATTGTTTAGAAAGAAACTGTGCTGTTCCTGGAATTTATCACCAAAACGCAGCATTAGGCTCTTCTAAAAAATTAGTAAGTCTTGATTCACCAACAGCACCCGGTGAAGAAAATAACGTTGGTATGTATACAGTAAATGAAAATCCTGGCGCAGTAATGATGATTACTATAGATAGCTTAGGTCTTGATAAATGCGATCTAATTCATTTTGACCTTGAAGGTTATGAACCGGAAGCATTAAAAGGTGCTATCAATTTAATTGAAAAATGCAATCCAGTTGTTATTACCGAAAGAGAATGTGGTAGAGAATTCTTAGAATCGATTGGTTATAAGTTAGTTAAAAAGACTTCAATGGATGCGATTTTTGTGAGAGATTAATTATGAATATTGAAAAGAAGTTAACTCAGATTTGGATTGGACCAAAGCCTGCTCCTATGGCATGGTTAAATACTTGGAAAGAAAAGCATCCTGATTGGGAATATTCTATCTTTACTGATGAGATGCTTAGGGCTCGTAAATGGCACAACCAACATCTTATAAATCATTATTATAATACGCGCAAATGGCCAGGTGTATCAGATTTAATTCGTTATGAATTGCTATATGAGAATGGTGGCTTTTGGCCAGAAGCTGATATGGTATGCTTAGAAAATACCGATGAATTGTTTACAGCACCATCTGATCATGCCTACTCTTGTTATGAAAATGAAGCAGGCCGCCATAATTTTATTCAACCTATTATGGCTTGCAACCCAGGTAATGAATTTGTTAAACACGTTATTGATACGTTACACAAAGTTCAGCCACATCAGTTAAGCCCAGAACCATTTAGATCAACCGGTAATGCATTTTTAGCAGATCACGTTGTTAATTGGAAACACAAACTTACTATTTGGCCATCACATTACTTTATTCCACTATTTTATCATGGCAGTGCTACGAGATATAATGGACCAGATAAGGTATATGCAGATCACAAGTGGGGTTCTACTGGTCATGCAAATAGTGTTTCATATGATAAGGCAATATAAATTATGCAATCGATTAAAGCTCACATTTTAAAAATTGACAATCCTATCTCCAATGAGTATGCAAAGACTTGCTCAGACTCTTGTGATAAGATAGGTTTATCCTGGACTTACTTTAATGGCTATCATAAAATGGATGGTAGAATGGCTTTTGGTAAGACAGGAATTAAGAATTTACCAACCTCAGAGTATCGTTATACAGAAAATGTGTCAGCTGCAGACAAAGCAATGTGCTGTACGGCAGGTCATTTTAGCATTTGGAAGAACATAGCAGACGGGCCAGAAGATGTCGGTATTGTTTTAGAACATGATGCATTGATGCTACAACCGTTAATGATAGACATTCCAGAAAACAGAATTGTAGTATTGGGTTATAAGGTAACAGATCCTCAGAAATATAATCATGTTAAAGCAGGTCCACCGCAGCAAATTATTGATATAATTGGACATGAAGGTGCTCATGCATACGCAATTACAAAAAAGACTGCCAGATATCTTATTGATGAACTTGAAAGACAGGGAATTTACAGTGCAGTAGATAACGATTACTTTTTAGTCAATCAAAGAAGAACAGCTGTGCCATTATCAATCGCTTCTCCAACACCAGCGATAGGATGGTTGAGACAATCTACTATTTGGAGCGGTTCTGCAGCCAGAAACTACCCATTTATACCTTCTTTTCATGAAAATTATAAATAAAGCAAATATTACAATCTTAGGATTAACTAATGGCAACGCCACCAGATAAAAAGAAGTTAAAAGGTTTCAAGGAATTTGATCCTTCTAAATACATCGATACCGAACCAACTATTGAAGAAGCTGTTATGAAGAACACAGTAGTGATTTCGTACGGTCGAATGAACCCTATTACCGTAGGTCATGAAAAACTTATAGATAAAGTTACAGATGAAGCTGGCCGTCTAAAAGCAGATCCTATGGTCTTCTTGACTCACACACAAGATGCAAAAAAGAATCCTTTATCTTATGATGATAAGGTTAAATTTGCAAAGAAAGCATTTGGCAATACTATCCAGAAGTCTAATGCTAAAACTATTATTGATGTTGCAAAATCTCTTACTGGCAAATACAAGAATTTAGTAATGGTAGTTGGTTCTGATAGAGTAGACGAATTTCAAAAATTGCTATCTAAATATAATGGTAAAGAGTTTAACTTTGAAAACATTAATATAATTTCTGCTGGAGAAAGAGATCCAGACGCAGAAGGTGTTGAAGGCATGTCTGCTTCTAAAATGAGATCATTAGCAGCAGCTAATAATACTAAAGACTTTTCAAAAGGTTTACCAAAAAAATTACAATCATCTGCACCTACTATTATGGCAGCAGTACGTAAAGGCATGAATATGACAGAAGAAACTATAAACGAAGAGATTGACGAAGCTTTAAATCAACAGCAAAGACGTAAAAGATCTATTGCAATGAGAAAAAACAGATTTAAACTACAACGAGGTAGAGAAAAATCTTCAAGAAAAACCGCATCTCGTGAAGTATTAATGAAAAGAGCTAGAAAAGCTGCTATTGGTATTTTAAAGAAAAAGTTTTCTAAAAATAGACCTTACGAAGAATTGACCGCTGGAGAAAAACAAGTTATAGATCAGCGTATAGAAAAGATTAGTAAAGCTCGTATTGCAGCTATAGCCCGTAAACTATTGCCAAAGATTAAACAAGGCGAAAGAGATCGTCGCGCTTCTAAGAATGCTCCACCGCCTGCTGCAGCACCTAAACCAGCACCTAAGAACGAGAGCATTGAAGAGGCATCATATAAAGATTCAAGAACTCTTAAAAGACCTCATCAATTAATGGACTCTAATAATAAGCCAAAGTTTGATGCTCGCTTTCGTATGTTTAAGAAAAAGAATGTAAATGAAAGTGTTGATAATTTAGCGCAAGAATTAGTAGATTTAATTGAATCAACTGAACAATTTGTTGAAGAATTTGGTTCTGCACCTTTTAAAGATTTAAAATCGGCGGTCAAACATGCTAGCGATAAAGTTAAAACCCACCGTGACCACGAAGACGGTATCGAAGTATATAAACACAAAGGTGGTTATGACGTCAACCACACCATGAATTCGAGTGGCAGAAATTCTTTAAAGAGTTCTGGCGCTAAACATTTGGGAACAGTTTATAGAGATAAAAAATTTAATGTTACTCATAATATTAAAGAAGCTAAAATTCCTGATGCATTAGATCCAAACAAAACGTTAAAACAAGCAATCGCTGCTCGCCGATTTGATAAAGACAATGATGGTGATACTGATAAGTTTGATAAACAAGATATACCAGACGAAATTACTAGCACAGAAAAAACTGATCAGACTAGTAAGATGTTAAAGAAATATGCAGATGAAAAGCGACATAGTAAAAAAGGTGTTGCTTATGAAGAAGTTGATCTTGACGAAGTTTCTATGAATACGTTAAACAACTATACTGCTGCAGCAAATAAAGATTATGATAAAGCCCATGCTGCCGGCGATCATAAGAAAACATTTAAAAGAGCGCTTGGCTTGATGAAAGCTTCCGGTAAAAAAATTGGAAAAGATGCAGAAAATATTAGCAAAGCACTAAAAAGAGAAGAAATAGAAGAAGCTGTTGATAAGTCAAGTGACGTGTATAAGCATTACACAGAACTTAAAAAGAAATCTGTTAAAGAACTTCGCGATACAATTAAGGGTAGTCGTAAAGTGGTAGACGTTAGTGGCTACGACAAGCACGGCGCAATATCTGATATTTTACGTAGTAGACACGGAAATAAAAAGGTTGCTGCTGCAATGGGTTTAGATGAAGCTAACTTTGCTGATACTATGAAAAAAGCAGTTGCTGCACATGAAAGAGGCGATCATAAAAAAGCAGCGTATCATCTTAATAATGCTAAAACTGCTCGTTATGCGATGAAGTCAACTGAAATTTCTAAGCATAAAGATCTTCTTGATAAGTATAAAGAACTTAGAGATGTGCATGAAGCTACTTTTAAAGTAGATATTGAAGGCTTGCCTGCGATGTTTATTGATGCTGGAAGCGCGTCGCAAGTTAAAAAGACATTGCGTCAAATGCTTAAAAAACCAGATGATACAATCAAAGGTGTTGATAGAGTACAACCAGCTGAAGTCAAAAAGCATTTCCGTTTAAAAGCTCTTGGCAAAGACGAAGAACAAATAGATGAAGCAACGTATAAAGTAGACATTGAAGGTTTACCGTCAGTGTTTATTGATGCTGGAAGTGAACCACAAGTTAAAAAGAGCTTACGTCAAATGCTTAAAAAACCAGATGATAGAATTAAAGGCATTGATAGAGTGCAACCGCATGAAGTTGTAAAGCATTT